AGGTGTTTCGGATCGCTCCGTGCAGCCACGCACGAAATTTCAAAATAGCTTTACGCGCATAAACGCATACAATCCCCAGCCCAGTAAAACAGATAATGCTAACATGTAAAGCATAGTTTGACAGCTTTACAGTCTTGGGCTTGGTGTACACATTTGATTCGGCGAAGTGGAGGCTTGGCATCCCTTGCAAGTACGGACACCTGTGGCCTGGAACCAATTTTTCGCTTAGAAGCACTTACGTTTCGCCGAAAGGGGTCCCCATCTCTCGCTGCGCTGGCTGCAAAACCGGCACAAGGCATCCACAGGATTGGCTTATCAAATTCATAGACAACCCTGCATCTGGCGTCCCTGAAGGCAAATATCTTGGCATTCTCTGCCCTAAGGGGCACAACTGGCATGAAACTGGCTACAGCGTTAGAAGAAAAGGCGCGTGCATTGAATGCGAAAAAGAAAAAAGATTAAACATAAACCCAGAAGTGCTCAGAGCGCGCGCTCGGGCGCATTATCTGAAAAACAAAGCAGATTACAAGCGCAGGAGTAGAGAGCAGTATGCACGCGATCGCGAAAGCGGTCGATGGGCGCAAAGGCGGGCTGAGAATCGAGATCGAATACTTGCTCAGCGCACGCGATACAGAAGACAGGCTGGCGCAGAATCAAGAGAGCAGATTGCGCTTGACGCTTCACTTAAAAGAAAACGCAGTGATCGCGCAGTAGCAGACTTGGTGGCCAAACAAGAAAAGCAAATGAAAACTGTATTTCCCCAATATTGGGCAGAAGAGAAGGTCAGGTGTCGCAAGCATCGTTGGAAGTTGAAATACTTAATTAGCAGCGAATTGCGTTTTTACATCAGGTCTAAGTCAAAAGCTAGAAAAGCGAAAATCAAAGGCAATACGGCAGAGCATTTAACGCCAAGCGCTATTTCCGCTCATTTTGCATTGTTCGACTATAGTTGCGCGTATTGTGGGGACAATTCTTGCGACTTGCAGGTGGAGCATGTTTGGCCGATTTCCAGGGGAGGCGAGCACGGTCGGAGGAACATTGTTCCAGCGTGCGCAAAATGCAATTACTCTAAATTTGACCATCATCCCTACCGCTGGTACGCAAAGCAGCCGTTTTTTACTGAGCAACGCTGGAATAAAATTTGTCAAACATTAGAAAATGACTTTACTTACCAAAACTGAGGCATCGCGAGTGCTTGGCGTGAGCCGTCAGTCGATCTACAACGCGATCAAGGAAAATAGGCTGTCCGTGGTGGTTGATGCTGATGGCACGGAAAAAATAGACAGCAACACAATGCGGGAAGAGTGGGCAAAGAACACTCAAACTCGCATCAACGTTGGGCCAGTAAGACAGCGGGAGAAGCAGCCTCGCGCGCCAAGATTAGGTAAGACGCAAGAATCGATTCCTGACTATGACGAGAGCAGGGCGAGGACCGAACACCTGAAAGCGGAGCTGCTTGAGCTGGAAAGGCAGCAGAAAGAGGGATTGCTGGTCAAGGCAGAAGAGGTTGAGCTGAAGTGGGTCGAGATTGTGACGCTTGCGCGGACGAAGATCATGGGCATTCCGACCAAGGCAAAGCAAAGAATCCCGGATCTTGATACCGATGCGGTGACGATGCTTGAGGATATTGTGCGCGAAACCCTAGAAGATTTAGCGGAGAGTGTTGATGAATAATCTACTTAGGCTTGAAAATGCAGCTTGGAAGGCGTTCAAGCCGCCTGAGAAGCTCACTTTGAGCGAATGGGCAGACCGTTATGCGTTTTTAAGCGCAGAAAGCAGCGCAGAAGGCGGCAGATGGCACACTTTGCCGTATCAAAAGGGAATTATGGACGCAATAACGGATCCGAAGGTTGAACAGATCACGGTGATGAAAAGTGCGCGTGTGGGGTACTCGAAGATTCTTAATCACACGATTGCGTATCACATCCACCAAGATCCAGCGCCAATTCTTTTAGCTCAGCCAACCATCGAGGATGCGCAGGGCTACTCAAAAGAGGAGATCGCGCCCATGCTGCGTGACACTCCTTGCTTGAAAGGGCTTGTCAGTGAGTCGAAAGCCAAGGATGGAGCTAACACAATCCTTCAGAAGCAGTTCCCTGGTGGAACGCTGAGCTTGGTGGGCGCTAACAGCCCGCGCGGCTTCCGTCGCGTTAGCAGGCGGATAGTGCTATTCGACGAGGTGGATGGTTATCCGCTGTCAGCGGGCGCCGAAGGCGACCAGATCAAGCTTGGCATCCGAAGGACGGAGTACTACTGGAACCGCAAGATTGTTGCTGGTAGCACGCCGACAGTGAAGGATTTCAGTCGCGTGGAGCGCATGTTCCTGCAAACGGATCAGCGCCGCTATTTCGTGCCGTGCCCTGACTGTGGACATATGCAGTACCTGAAATGGTCAAATATTAAGTGGTATGACGGTGACCCATCGACTGCGGGGTACTGCTGCGAGTCATGTGGGGTTGTGATTCCGCATTCCAAGAAGCGCTGGATGGTGGAGCGTGGTGAGTGGAGGCCGACTGCGCCAGGGAATGGGAAGCACGTCGGGTTTCATATCTGGGCGGCGTATAGCTACAGCCCGAATGCGACGTGGCCGAATTTGGTTGAGGAATTTTTAGATGCGAAGAACGATGCAGAGCAGTTGAAGACGTTCGTTAATACGGTGCTGGGTGAGACGTGGGAAGACGAGTATGCATCGAAGATTGGCGCAGATTCGCTGCTGGAGCGTGCTGCTGATGAGGAGTATGAGCAGTATGTGCCGCCAGTGAGCGCGTTGGCGCTGACGATCGGCTGCGACGTGCAGGATGACCGGTTGAGCCTGAGCGTGTGGGGTTGGGGCCGCGAGGAAGAAGGTTGGCTGATTGATCGGGTGAAGATTTATGGCAGTCCGTCTAGGCCGGAGGTGTGGAAGCAATTGGACGAGATTTTGCAGAAGCCTTACGTGAATGAGGCTGGTGAACAAATGAAGGTGCTGTGCTGCGCGATCGACAGCGGCGGTCACCACACCCAGGAGGTTTACCAGTACAGCCGTGAGCGCGCGGCAATGGGCGTGATTGCGATTAAGGGTATGTCGCAAAAGGGCAAGCCACCGCTGGGTAAAGCGTCGAAGGTGGATGTGGACTACAAGGGTCGAGCGTTAAAGAAGGGCGCACAGCTTTTCCCGGTTGGCGTTGATACGGTCAAATCCTTGCTGTTTGGACGGTTGAAGCACAACGAACCCGGACCTGGATATTTGCATTTCTTCCCGACGATTGGTGCTGACTACTTCGAGGAGTTGACAGCGGAGAAACAGATATTGCGTTTCAGGAACGGATACCCCGAGCGGGTGTGGGTAAAGAAGAGCCAGTCCCCCAACGAGGCATTGGATGAGATGAACTATGCGTATGCGGCATTGCATCGTCTGTACCAGAAGATGGACAGACGGACGATATGGGATCAGCTTGAGCGAAAGGACGAGGAAAAGCCGAAGCAGTCGGCGCGGCGCGCTGCACCGAAGCGGAGTTTCGTTAAACAGTGGTAAGGATGAGCGCTAAAGTGACGGGTAATGAGGAGATAGGCATCTGATGGGGATCCCTTCGTCCATTACTGCAGGCGTGGACGTGGTGTGGATCGATGCCGCGACTACGGATATTTTTGGCAATGACGTTACGAATGCTACTCATAATTTAACGTATTATTTCAGGTTGAATACAGCGGGTGAGGGCGCTAGCGCGACTGGTGTTGCGTATGAGAACGGTTGGAAGGTGACGTTGCCTGCTGCGACCAGCACGAATATGGATGCCAGCCCGAACTGGTATTTCCAAGCGCTGCTGACCGCGATCAGTGACGGTGCGGTTACTGAATACAGCCGAGGTCAGATCGAGGTTCAGGCTTCGCTGGTGTATTCCGGCACTCCTGGTGCGTTTGATGGCCGGACGCAATCGCAGAAGGATCTAGACGCCGTTCAGGCCGCTATCCGATCATTGATGACTGGTGGCGCGACACAGGAATATCGAATTGGCAATCGATCGCTGAAGCGATATGACCTGACTGAGCTTTTGGCGTTGGAGTCGAGGTTGAAGGCTGTAGTGGCACGCGAGAATAAAGCGAAGTTGATCGCATCAGGCTTGGGCGATCCTGCAAATCTCTACATTCGCTTCAACCAAGGCTGATGGGCATCCGCACTGCGATTCTGCAACGCTTCGGTCTTCAGCCGATTCCGAAGGCATTGCCTGTACCGGTAAGGCGCCGTAATTATGCGGGCGCAATTATCAGTCGCCTGACTAGCGACTGGATGGCGACGCAAGCCAGCGCTGACGCTGAGATTCGCACCAGTCTGCGGAAGCTGCGTGACCGCAGCCGCGAGATGGTGCGGAATAATCCGTATGCCAAGCAGGCAAAGCGGACGACGCAGATCAACGTTGTCGGCGCTGGCATCAAGATTCAGTCGCAGGTTGCAGCGCTGCGTGGCAACCGTCGTGATGAGCGCACTAACACGCTGATCGAGAGCAAGTGGGCGTCATGGTGCCGCGCGCAGCATTGTGATGTTTCGGGGCGCCATAGCTTCCACGTAATGGAGTGGCTGGCTGTTGGCGCGTTACCGGAGTCTGGGGAAGCGCTCTTCAGGATTGTCCGTCGCTCCTTCGGGGGAAGTCGAGTGCCACTGGCGCTCCAGATGCTTGAGGCTGATTATTTGGACGAGGAGTATCAAGGCCCAACCCTCGCCAATGGGAACGAATGGCGGATGGGCGTGGAAGTTAATGAATGGGGCCGCCCTGTGCGGTACGCCTTCCTCACGCGCCACCCAGGTGATTACTGGTTCCAGAATGCTCCTCAGCGAAATGAAAAGCATGTCTTCCTGCCTGCGGAAGATGTGATCCACTTGTTTATCCCTGAAAGGCCGCAGCAACATCGTGGCGTACCGTGGTTCCACCCTGTGATGACGGACGCTCATCAACTTCAGGGGTATGAAGAAGCAGCGGTAATTAGGGCACGAGCTGGCGCTAGTGTGATGGGCTTTATTACTAATCAAGAGGGTGAACTTACTGCGGATGATATTGAAAACGAGCGTCGGATCAGCGAGTTTGAGCCTGGCATGTTCAAGTATTTGATGCCGGGCGAAAACGTCACGGTGCCGAATATTGATTCGCCTGATCAGCAATATGAAATGTTTGTGCGCAACAAGGTGCGCAGGTTTGCCAGTGGCTTCGGCTGTTCGTATGAGACATTGAGCCGCGACTTCAGCGACACGAATTATTCGAGCAGCAGGTTGTCACTGCTTGAGGATCGCGAGCACTGGAAGGTGGTGCAGTCGTACTTGATCGAGCACTTCCACATGCGCGTATTCCGCGAGTGGTTGGCGCTTGCGGTGCTGTCAGGTGAGCTGCCATTTGACGATTTCGAGACTCGTCCTGAGCGTTATGACACACCGCGCTGGATGGCACGCGGTTGGGATTGGGTGGATCCGTTGAAGGAGGTGAAGGCTTACCGGGAGATGGAACAGGCGGGTTACATGACCAAGGCGCAAATTGTGGCGAAGCTTGGTGGTGACTTCGATGAGAACTTGGCTGAGCTCGCTAGGGAGCAGGCGGCGGCTGAGCGGTTGGGCGTTGAGCTCGACCGAGACATTATTGAGCAGCCGATGCTTGCTGCTGATGAGCCGATGCCGACCGAGGAACCACCGACCCGTAGCCGGAGGAAGACGTAATGGGCGCTAAGCCGACTGATGGGATGAAGGAAGAAGCGCGGCGTTATCGCGCTTGGAAAGAGGAGGGCCGCAAGGGTGGCACTGATGTCGCCGCTCGGCGTGCTGGTCAGATTTTGAGCGGTGATGAGTTGAGCGATGAAAC